CACCATCAAAGCTGGTGACGTGTTCACAATCAGTGCTTGTAACGCTGTGAACCCACAAACCCGTGAATCCACTGGTTCGTTGTTCCAGTTTGTTGCTTTGGCTGACGCTACTGCTGTGGCTGGCACTTGGACTGTGACTGTTGCTCCTATGTACTCTGCTGCCAATGCTTTGGCTACTGTGGATGTGCTGCCTGCAACTGGCGCAACTGTGACTTTCGTGGGCGCAGCTTCTAGCCAGTACGCACAGAACTTGGTCTACCATAAGGACGCAATTACATTTGCTACGGCCGATCTCTTGCTGCCTCAGGGGGTCGATATGGCTGCTCGCGCAGTTCACAACGGCATCTCTTTGCGTGTGGTTCGCCAGTACGATATCAACAATGACCGTATGCCTTGCCGTATTGACGTTCTGTACGGTTTCAATACGATTCGTCCACAGATGGCCTGCCGCATCTGGGGTTAATTCAATAACATTGAAAGGAAATTATCATGGCTCTCCCTAATGGCGCAGGTGGTTATCAAGTTGGTGACGGTAATGTTGGCGAAGCTCAACTGTTCGTGCAAGGCGCTCCTACTGCCGTGGCTGCTGCTGCGACAATGACGGCTGCTGAACTGGCCAACGGTTTGTTTGTGTTCAACGGCACTGCTGGTAACTTGACTTTGCCCACCGTGGCACTTGTTGAGGCTGACATCTCTAGCGCTACCAAAGTGAACGCAGCATTTGACTTTGTCATCATCAACGCTGACGCATCAACCGATGATGTCACATTGGCTGCTGGCACTGGCTGGACAATCGTTGGCAACGCTGTTGTGACTGAAGCCACATCGGCTCAGTTCCGCGCCCGTAAAACCGGCGATGGCACTTGGACTGCATACCGCATTGCCTAAACCCAATGGGGGCTTCGGCCCCTGTTTTTAAAGGACATATCATGCCTAATACCAAGCCTGTAGGCGTCGCGTTTAGCGACCCCGAATTGACCTCCGGCACAACGATTTCGGGCGCAATCATCGACAGCACGTCGAAGGTTTTGTCCAACATCGCCAGCGGTCTTACTGCGTCTCAACAAGGCGCAACTATTGCCACTACCGGCAACAGCGATGTTTTCATCATCGCCCCTGCGGCGGGAGTGCTGACTTCTGCTGTGTTTTCGGGTGTGGACGCGCTGGCTGCAAGCGATACCAACTACATCACGTTTTCCGTCACCAACCTTGGGACTACGGGTTCTGGCAGCGCCGCTATGTTAGCGGCTACCGATGCCAATACAACCAAGACTACTGGCGGAACCGCGCTGACGGCTAACGCCGCACGCACGTTGTCCCTCAACGGTACTGCTGCCAATTTGGTGGTTGCTGCCGGTGATCGTTTGCGTATTCGTGCAGCCGCAACTGGCACGCTTGCTAACACGGTGACATTCCCAGTCTACCGTCTCAACTTCAGCGTTGCTTAATTGAACGGGGGCTAATCACCCCCATTCTTAAAATATGGCTGTTATTTACATGACTCATCCGGTTCATGGGGCTAAAGTCGCCACTATGGAACTTGAAGCAGAAGCTGATGAACAAAACGGCTGGACACGCTACAATCCAGACGCACCGGTAGTTCCCGTTATAAATGAACTGGAAGTGAAAAGGCGGCGCAGCCGACCCGTTGTTACTGAAGGAGCGTAAACATGGCCACGTACACCGCTGGTGAGCAGATAAATCGAGCACTCCGCTTGCTTGGCGTGTTGGCTGAAGGGGAAACTTCATCTGCGTCTGTGTCTCAGGATTCCCTGATGGCGCTCAATCAGATGATTGACTCTTGGCAGACTGAACGTCTGTCTGTCTTTTGTACTGAAGATCAAATTTTTACTTGGCCGTCTGGCTTCATTAGCCGCACGATTGGCCCCACGGGTGACTTTGTGGGCAATCGTCCTGTTATGTTCGATCCCGCCACGTACTTCAAAGCGCCTAACGGTGTGTCTTACGGTATCAAATTTATCAATCAGCAACAGTACAACGGTATTGCGGTTAAGACGGTGACATCTACGTATCCGCAGGTGATCTTCGTCAACATGACGTTTCCCAATGCTGAGATGTACATTTACCCCCGTCCGACACAAGACTTGGAATGGCATTTTGTTTCGGTTCAGGAATTGGACAATCCAGCTACGCTGTCAACTATTTTGTACTACCCGCCAGGCTATTTGCGTGCGTTCACGTACAACTTAGCAATGGAAATTGCACCTGAGTTTGGTGTCGAGCCTTCACCACAAGTGCAGCGCATTGCAATGACAAGCAAACGCAATCTGAAGCGCATCAACAACCCTGATGACGTGATGTCGATTCCTTACGCTATTGTGGCGACTCGCCAGCGCTTTAACATCTACGCTGGAAATTACTAATGAAAACGCCGATTCTCGGCTCATCTTATGTAGCGCGGTCTGTTAATGCAGCAGACGCTCGCATGGTCAACTTGTTCCCTGAGATCGTGCCTGAAGCAGGCAAAGAACCAGCGTTTCTGAATCGCGCGCCTGGTTTGAATTTGCTCAACACAATAGGCATTGGCCCCATCCGTGGCTTGTGGGCTTTCTCACCTCAAGACGGTACGGGTTTTGTGGTGTCAGGCACTCAGCTTTACAAGATCAATAACAGCTACGTTGCTACGTTGATCGGCACTGTGGCGGGTACAGGGCCGGTCAGCATGGCTGACAACGGTACTCAGTTGTTTATTGCGGCTAACGGCCCAAGCTACATCTATAACAACACCACCAATGCGTTTGGTCAGATTACTGACCCTGACTTCCCAGGCGCGGTAACCGTATGCTATCTAGACGGCTATTTTGTGTTCAACGAACCCAACAGCCAAAAGTTGTGGGTTACAGCTTTGCTAGACGGCACGTCTATTGACCCTTTAGAGTTTGCCAGCACCGAAGGCGCGCCAGACGGTTTGGTGGCCGTGGCGTCCAACTTCCGCGAAGTTTGGGCGTTTGGTACTAACTCCATTGAAGTCTGGTACGACTCAGGCGCAACTGATTATCCTCTGCAACGCATCCAAGGCGCGTTTAATGAATTAGGTTGCGCTGCGCCCTATTCGGTAGCCAAGATGGACAACGGCATGTTTTGGCTTGGCCGTGACCGCCGTGGCCAAGGCATCGTGTACCGCGCCAACGGCTACCAAGGCCAGCGCATTTCAACCCATGCTGTTGAATGGCAGATTCAGCAGTACAGCGACTTAACTGACGCTGTTGCCTACACTTACCAACAAGACGGCCATAGTTTCTATGTGCTGATTTTCCCGACTGCCAACACCACTTGGGTGTATGACGCTGCAACTCAGGCATGGCATGAGCGTGCGGGATGGCACAACGGCTCGTTTACCCGCCATCGCAGCAATTGCCAAATGGCGTTCAACAACAAAATTGTGGTGGGCGACTTTGAAAACGGCAACATTTACTCGTTTGACTTAGAAGATTATTCAGACAATGGTGGCATCCAAAAATGGCTGCGGTCTTGGCGTGCGCTGCCTACGGGCACCAACAACCTAAAGCGTACCGCGCAGCACAGTTTGCAACTAGACATTGAAGCTGGTGTAGGCTTAAATCTTGGCCAAGGCAGCGACCCCGCCGTTATGCTGCGCTGGTCGGACGATGGTGGCCATACGTGGTCAAACGAGCATTGGTCAACCATTGGCAAGATTGGCGAATACTACCGCCGAGTGTTCTGGCGGCGATTGGGCATGACGCTCAAACTGCGTGATCGGGTGTATGAGCTGTCGGGCACTGACCCTGTAAAGATTGCCATCATGGGCGCTGAACTGATCTTAAGCCCAACGAATGCTTAGCGTCCCAATTACGCCCCCGCGAGTTCCGCTAATCGACCCTCGCACTGGGTTGATTGACCGCGCTTGGTATTTGTTTTTTCTGTCGCTGAATGATGTAGCCACAGCGGTTGTTGACGATTCTGGGCTTACGATTAGCGCCGAGTCGGTGATTGCGTCTTACGATGCGGCGCTCCGCGCAGTCAACCAAGATTTACAGACTTTGCCGCCAG